TCCATATTCCATTCCATTGGGATGAAAAGTGAATATAAACCACTTTTGGTTTGACCATTTGCGTTTCTACTTATTACATCAGAGTCTTCATACAACTTTTTAAAGTTATCTCCACCCTTGCTTAACGCATTAGAAGTAGAACCCATCATACATTTACCAATAACCTTAGACCCTAATCGCAAACAAGTTTTAGTAACTCGCCAATTGTTTAAAATATTATTAGGCTTAATCCATTTACCACTTTCATCGTGTACCAATAACAATAACTTCTCACCATCATAACTGTTATCGTCTGTATTCTTCCAATCTATTGTGGTATCAAGACCTTCCATCTCTTCATCAGAGATGTCATACATATTCTTTTTTGTAATCTTAGATGCAGGAATCCTAAACGCTAATTCTGTTTTAGGTTTATCCATACCATCCATAATAGGTTTGAAAAAGAAAGGAAGCCTACTATTAATCGGAACTACTTTATCTGTAAACATCTTCTTAGCATCACCCCCTGTCTTAGATAACATACCAACCCTTGCATCTTTTGCAAGTGTCCCTGTATTGACACATTCAGAGGATGACATATAAGAAAATCCTGAACGTCTAATCTTTAGATATGTTTGTCCAAAACTTCTTTTGTCTGCTTTACAGGCTTCCCAATGAATATAAAGTATTCTATTAGCCTCACGATAATCAGGATACCCAACATCAATTGAGGTCCATTGTAAGTACATATAGTGAGAACCTGTTATGTACGTTGGCTTACCGTTATTCATAAACCAAAAACCTTGTTCTCTATTATCAAACTCATCTTCAATATAATCAACCCACCTGTCTTTAAATTGAGTAGGCATCTCATTCCATTGAAATATAGATTGAATCTTAGATAATGGTTGAGGTATATCTCGCCTCTCCCAATATTGTTCTTCTGATTTTTTGTGTCTTTGAAGACACTTCTTAGGAGCAATAGGTAATCCAATTTTTAGGTTTTGGATTTCTACTACCTCTCCTACAGTTCCGTCTTTAGATATTACAATAAGGTCATACGTCTCATCATACCCGTACTTCCAACTCTTAGCTTTGTTCTTGTTGGTAAATACGGATTTAGGTACGTAATCTTGTACAACTCTGTATAAGTTATTTTGACCTTCGTTCTGCAAATCCTTGTTTTGTATCTGTTTTACTTACTCCTCTTTCTAAAGAATCAATTGCTTCACGCTCTGATTCAATCCTATTTAAAATTTCAAATGCATCAAAGATTGCTAACTTCTTTGTAGCAGCAGCATTCTTTAATCTATCAGCAGATAGTTCATCTTCAGGGTCGTGTTTAATAATCTGTTCCTTCGCTACCTTTATCAGTTGCTCTACCGCCCTGTGACCTGCTTCTATTATTTTTAATTTTATTTCTTTTGAATTCATTTCTTAATCGTTTTTGCTTCTTAACCGGTATTGGTGAACCATCGTGCTCATTCCAACTATCTTCAAAAAACACCCACTCTTCCTTCTTCATTATTCCTTTTCTTTAAAAATGCAACTTGAATTAATCTTGAATCATCTCCCTCTCCGAAGTTATCGAAATTGTTTCTTGAATGTAATCTATCAGAATTAAAAACAAGAACAGAATTATAATCAGCATCATACATAGTTTCAAACTCACCATTTGGATAATAAAAACTCGTTCCGTAATCCTTGGGATGATTCTTGTTCAGGTAAAGGATAGCAGTTAAATCTCCCATCATTTCATCTGAATGTATGTAGTTTGGCTCTTCTTGTTTAAATGGAGACTTACGTACAAAATTCAAATCAACCTTATACTCAGGGAACTTTTTTTCTAAGAACTTACTGAATTGGTCATTAAATCTTAAAGATACATTTTTAAATACATTGTGTCCATCCCTGAAATTACCAAAGCCATTGTTCAGTACAATCTTAACATACGTATCAGGCTTATCTATTACATTGTTAAACCAATCTATCATAATACCATTGTGATTTGGTGGTCAAACATTCTGTATAACTTCTCGTCATCAACCTGAAACTCATACTCACTATCAGGTTTAAAGGAAACTAAATCCCCTTTATTAACACCCTGACTAATTAAGTATTCATTAGGATACTTAACTATCCCAACCAATGGTTCTTCTTTAATGTTCTTGTAAAGAAACGATTCCTGCACTTCTGTAGGTTTAATGAAACAATACCTATCGTAAGCATTCCATTGTGTACCATCGTGGTACATAAAGTATTGGTCAGGTTCAATAAAAAACAAATCATCTTTAAAGAAACTCTTACCGCTTTTTCTCCTACCCTTAATGTCGTTGTAAAACTTGAATACGTTGTGATGCACAAGAAGCGTGTATCCAACTTTAATAGGACCTTTGTATCCTAACGGAATCTCCTTTACGATAGCTTCTCGATTCGAGAATCGAAAATCCTCTTCAGAAGTACTTGTAATAATATCAACCCCACCAATTTCTTTAGTGTTGTTGTAACGCTTACAATCAATAGCTGAATCTGTTGGTTTGACTCCGTTTAATTTCATTTCGATATTGTGAATTTCGTCAGCAATATTTAACTGCTCTCCAAAATCATCTGTATTTGATTTCTCTAACCTTAACTGCTCAATGCGCAAGTAAAGTTCTTGTCTTTCGTTCTCAGTCATCTTTAACGTAATACTAAAAGTTAATGTTGTACTCAATAGAAATAGGCATCGTGTTTGTAAACTCTTTCCAAAGAACTACTTCGTTGCCTGACTCTATCCATATCATTATCGAATCTCTTTCAGGAGAATGATTAATTAAATGAATCTTATGAGTGTTGTTTAAAATATCTTGACCGACAATATAGTGCATAGCACCCGACTTATAGTCAGGACCTACACTGATTTTTCTTATATGCATTATAATATATTTTTAAGTCAACTTCCACAAAAGTATAGAAGCTGAAGGTACTGTACTCCAAATTCCTCCTGATACTTGATGAGGATATAAGCCTGCCTGATTAACACCATTAGCATCTCTCATAACTTCAAATGTAATTATATCACCTGCTGAAGCTATTAGGGGTTGAGAAATAGTAAGTGGTATCATAATACCTACACTATTAAGGTCAACTCCATAAGTCTGTCCTGATTGAGTTCCGTTAATAAGGATTCTGTACATAAACATAGCAATCCCACCTGAGTTACCATTTCTTTCTACGTTACCAAAACCACTAAGGAAATAAGTACCATCCGTTAAAACAGTAATAGCACCATCAGCCGCAAGTTCAATATCAGTGTTCTGTTGTGCTGCACCAAACTCAACTTGTAAAGGAGCATTCAATCCAATTGGTAACTGATTGTCATATGACTTCGCATCAAGAACTACAGTATAGTTTGGTTGTGTGACCAATGCAGGACTAATCCATTTTACACCTGTAGCCGTAGAAGACAAGACCTGTCCTGAAGTACCTGAACTTCCTCCACCATCTTTTACTACATCATCAAAAGTAGTTTCACCTTTAAACAAAGCAGTTCCATCAAAACCTGCATCTGTAGAAACATTTAATAATCCTGTAATTGTTTTACCTGATACAGTTGAATCTCCTACAATGTTTAGGTTTCCTGTTAAACCCATATTACTAACCGCAGTGTTACCTACATCAAGAACATTTTGTAAGTTACCCGGAGAAGCAGGTGGTGTAGCCCAACGAGAAGAAGTTCCTGTTGAAGACAAAAATTGTCCCGAAACTCCTAAGTTACCTTGGTCATCCTTTACTCCGCCCTGAAACTGAACGTCACCTACATCAAATAAAACATCAGACATAAACTCAGCATTGCCGTTTACGGTAGTAAGTCCTCCAAAAACAGAAGCAGTTGAAACACTTAAAGTTTTCGTATCAACCTCTCCGTCAAGAACAATGTTATTCTTAGCCGTATTCCCTTTGGTCAAAACCGACTCAAGGTCCTGTAGTGGAACGAGATTTAAAATATCACCAAGCAAATAGTTCTTGGTAATCTGAGAATTCTCAGCATCTGTTCCTATAACCTTATCCGATGCAGTTGGTAATGCATCAATTGAATACGTACTAATTTTTCCCATTTTATTCTTTTTCTTGTTCAGAAGTTCCTTCTGTAATCTCTCCCGTTTGAACGTTGATTACACAGTCCTTTCCATATTTTTCAATAAGTTCTTTTTCTTCTTTTGCGTATAGAAGCCTAATGTCTTCAACACTTTTTAAAAGTGCATTCTGTGAAATAACGGTATCCCCAAGTTGAATCTTTACTGCGTTAAACTGATTAACTAAATCTTGAATCTTACCTAATTCCTGTTCTGTTAAATTTGCCATTTGATTTTATTATTTATTAATTTATATATGCAAAGATAATAATTATTATCTAACCCATTATTTATCTTCTTGGTTGTTGTACTAAAAGACTAAAAGAAGTTCCATCCTCTAATCTAACTACCGCAACACCTTCTCCTTCACTAACATCTATCCTACTAATAGTAGTGTCCTTATTGAAATTTAAGGATACAGGGAATCCTCCTCCTGCAGGACCGGCAGGTCCTTGTGGTCCGGTAGCCCCGGTATCCCCTTTCGGTCCTGTAGAACCCGTGCTACCTTTTGCACCGGCAGGACCTTGCGCTCCTGTTGCGCCTTGAGGACCTCTGTCACCGGCAGGTCCTATAGGTCCTGTAGAACCCGTATTACCTTTTGCGCCTGCAGGACCTTGCGGTCCTGTAGAACCTGCATCTCCTTTAGCACCGGCAGGACCTTGCGGTCCTACTCCGCCCGTTGCCCCTGCAGGACCTTGCGGTCCTGTTGACCCGGTATTACCTGTGTTACCCTTAGCACCTTGAGGACCTGTAGGTCCTACTAATCCTGTTGGGTCACCAACCCATTCTCCTTTAACGTTGATTACATCCTTTCCTGCTATTCTAATGTAGCCTACATCAGCAACACCTTTAAGTTTTAAGTTACCTGATGTTGTAAGAGACATTGCTCCATCGCTTGCAGACTGCCCATCATACTGCCACTTCCATCCTCTGTCAGTGTCATTATTCATTTGGAAAATCATAGCATAGTCATTAAGATAACCATACGTTTGACCCGAGACCATTCCCATCGCATACGTACTACTATTACCCCAAAATCTATATTTAGAAGGTGAGTTACCGCTATCTACATAATGCGATGTACCACCGTTAGGACCGGCAGGTCCTTGAGAACCTGTACTACCCTTAGCACCTGTATCTCCTTTAGGTCCTTGAGGACCGGTTGCACCTGCTGCACCGGCAGGTCCTCTATCTCCCTGAGGACCTTGAGAACCTGTAGCTCCTTTAGCCCCTGCTGCACCTGTATCTCCCTGTGGTCCTTGTGGTCCGGTAGAACCTGTACTACCCTTAGCTCCTGCAGGTCCTTGAGGACCTACTCCACCTGTAGCACCTGCTGCTCCGGTATCACCCTTAGCTCCTGCAGCACCTGCTGCTCCCGTGTTACCCTTAAGACCTTGAGGTCCTTGAGGTCCTACGCCTCCTGTTGCACCGGCTGCGCCTGTGTCTCCTTTAGGTCCTTGAGGACCTATGCCTCCTGTTGCACCCGGTCCTGTTGCGCCTGCTGCACCCGTACTACCTTTAGCACCCGTAGCACCTGTAGCACCACGTAAACTCGTTGTTTCAAAACGAGTGCCATCAGTATAGTCTAATACTAAATTATATCCAACCTGTGTGGTTTTTGCAATTCCATTTCCTGTTGAGCCTGTGCTACCTTTAGCTCCGGTACTACCCTTTGCTCCTGTAGCACCAATGTCCCCTTGAGGACCTTGAGGTCCAACCGCTCCGGTATCGCCTTTAAGACCTTGAGGTCCTTGTGCACCAACCGCTCCGGTACTACCCTTTGCGCCTGCAGGACCTTGTGGTCCGGTATCGCCTTGTTTCCCTATATCTCCTGCAGGACCTTGTGGTCCTGTAAGTCCAATAGGTCCTTGAGCACCGGTACTACCCTTTGCTCCGGTATCGCCTTTAGCACCTTGAGAACCTGTAGGACCTTCACGACCTACATCTCCTTGAGGACCTTGAGGACCAACCGCTCCTGTGTCTCCTTTTAAACCTTGCGGACCTGTAGAGCCTGTACTACCTTTAGCTCCGGTATCACCTTTAGGACCTATATCTCCTTGAGGTCCAATAGGTCCAACTGCTCCTGTACTACCTTTAGCACCGGCAGGACCAATAGCTCCGGTATCACCCTTAGCTCCGGTATCACCCTTAGCTCCGGTATCACCCTTTAAACCTTGAATACCTTGAGAGCCTGTATCTCCTTTTAGACCTTGGTCTCCCTGAGGTCCTTCACGACCTACGTCACCTTGAGGTCCTTGAATACCTTGGTCTCCCTTAGCACCCTTAGCTCCTGCAGCACCGGCAGGACCTTCAGGTCCGACAGGACCTTGAGAACCCGTGTCTCCTTTAGGTCCAATAGAAGTTGGTACTTCTACAGAATTCCCGTCAGCAATACTTAATGTTGTACCTGATATAGATAAATCCTGAAACCTACTGCTTATGTTTACAGTACGAGCCTTTGAATCTGTAGTTACAGTTATTGAGCCTCCACCAACAAAACCTAATGTATCACTATTACTTGATGCAACAATAGGCTCTTCACCTCCTGATGCAGTAACTGTTTTAAAGATAGCCTGAGAAGAACCTTTGTCGTTATTAGTTAGTGTGATTGTTTCATCTACAGTTTGGTTTAGTGTGAAGTCTCCTCCACCACTCATCCCTAAACCTGCAGATAGTGTAATTTTTTTATTGCTTACTGAAGCTGAGTTATCTGTCCAAGATG